GTAAGCAGTTGAAGCAGCCCAAGAAGCAATTGCCATGTTTTAAGGCTCCGCTACTTCTTGAAAACTTGCTTGGATCGTAGCTCTGTTTTTATATGAAATTGATTTAGTCCATGCCTGGCAAATAAATTTAGACGAACTCGTTTCACCTGGAGGAGTCCAATCAAAAGATTCTTGACCGCCTCTTGCATCTAAGAAATCTGAAATTGTATCTGCATCTGTCTCGCTAATATTTTTCCAAGATGGACTATAAATTTTTAAATTTTGATTTAAGCCAAAAACTGTTCTCATCGAATAGCCATCACCAAACTGAACCTGCCTTACTTTAGGACTACTTGTCTTTCTTATTCCGTAACTTGGAGTAATAGATGGAAATGTTGCCATAATTTAAACTAATAATCCGCCTGGTCTTTTTTGACGTATGAGTTCAGCTTGAATAGCTGCTGCTAACATATTACCTAATTCTCTTGACTGAGCTTCATCCCCTTCAACGGACGAACCAGAAGCATCAACATTAACAACAATAGAAGTACCTCCTCCTCCTTTACTTAGTTCGTCATTAGGAACGATGTTACCGCTAGAACCTGGAACAAATAATTCTGGGCCTCTCTCCCCGACTATGTAAGATGATCCTCCTTTTACTGGGCCTCCATCTGCTTTAAACATACTACCGAAGCCAGGTATGCCTCCTAAAAGTGAATCTATTCCGAACCCGATTAATTTATTAGCAATTTGTCTTAACACGTTTGAAGCCACATCTCCTAGTGTCTTTGTTCCATCAATGGCTGCAGTTATACCTTCAACTAATCCACTCTTTATTGTTGATCCTATATCTTTCCAAAGTGCTAACTGTTTTTCTGCTTGGATATTTGCTTCCATAGCTGCTGTAATCTCATCAATCTTGGCTTGATTTAATTCTCTTTGTTTCTTTATCTTTTCCTCTAAAACAACTACAGCTTCTTGAGCTAAAACCAACTCCTTACCCTCTAAGTCACCTTCATTAATTTTTGCCTCTTTCATCGCCAGTTCGTTGTTTAATATCTCAATTGTTATGTCATTCATCTCTTCGAGTTTAACCATAGTCTTTGCTATAGCAGGGTTTATTCCCTGAGATCGTAAATCGAATATTCGTTTTTGTATGTCTAAATTGTACTCTTGTAGACCTACTTGTTCCTTAAATTTAGCGTTGTAATCGCTTATAAGTCTACTAGCATCAGCGTCTATCCCACCAGCAACTAATCCTGGCGTAAGTTTATCTCTTTCTGCTTTGAGCCTTGCTACATTTTCCTTTCCTTGCTGAGTAAGTTCAGGAGTACCAGAACCTAAGAAACCTGTCTGTTTTACATTACCTGCCAAATAATTACTAATTAAGTTAGGTCCGCTTACAGCACTCGCAAGTTCTATTTGTTTCGTCAGATCGTTGTACTGTTTAACTAAAGGATTTTCCTTACCTAAGCTACTAAGACCTAAATCTCGCATCTGTTTCGTATCTGAAGTGATACTGTCTATAAATTCAGCAAAATTAATTTTCATATCCGTAATACTAGATTTAAACCCTTTCATAAAATTATCCCAACCACTATCGAAGTCCCGTAATGACGAAACAGCCCCAGGACCATATCTTTCTGCTATATCTTTTTGTATCTCAAGTAAAGCGGCATTTGCACCTTTAGTCTTCTCTATTAAACGTATTTCTCTCGCTCTCTCAGAATTTAAGAACCCTAAAGCTTCTATTGCTGCATCAGCATTAAATTTTAAGGGATTTAGAGCTGCACTTAAATCTTTTACTGATTTGACTGCCGCAGCAATACCCGTAGCAATAGTTGTACCTGCTAAACCTCCTGCAAATCCTCCCATCTGACCACCAAATCCTCCTCCAAGTCCACCACCTATCGCACCACCTAATGCTGATACTGGTCCTTGTCCAAATAACAAAGGAAAAGCACCACTTATGGTTGCACTACTTAAAGCTGCGCCTTTGTTGAAACCACTAAACATACTTCCAAACATCCTTCCCATTCCTGCTAATCCTCCACCTCCTGAACTACCTGCGAAACCACCTCTCTGACCAGTGGCACTTACCCTATTTGCAAGCATTTCAGAACTAGGAAGAGCCAGCATTTTCCCGCCTGGACCTCTTGTATTAAGAGCATTAAGGGCATCTATATCTGCACCAATAGCACCGAATCTATTACCCAGTTGTCTGAGCTTAATTATTTGGCCTAAAATTTTTGACCTTTCTTTCAGGACTCTATTAACATCATTATCTGCTTTTACAGTCGTTTTAGTTAGCTTATTTTCCTTTATCTGAGCATCTATTTTTCTTTGATGTACCTTCAATTCATAGTCAGCATTTAGCTTTTCTATTTTCTGCTCTTTTAGATTGTCTCCACTTAAGTTCTTTTCTATCCTTAGTAGTTGGTTTATTTGCTCCTGGCTTTTCGCTCCCTGCCTATTCAACTTAAGAGCTTTATTAGCACTCGTAGCAGTCGAATTTTTCGTATTAAGTATTTTTATCTCTTCATTTAACTGTTTCTCTTGCTCCTTTCGTATCTTTTCTTCTTCAGTTAATACCTTTCTAGATGTTCCTGCTCTTGTTTTACCTACTGCATCTACCTTTACACCTAAGTCCTTTAACTGTGCATCTAATTTAGAAGTATCTAACTCAATGTTTACTTTGTAATTAGCTGCCACGACTATTTACGCTAAATATTTCTATCTTAGCGTACCTTCTTTAACTGAGCTTGCTTTCTAGCGTTTTCGTATGCCTCTTCTTCTCTATCAGATTTAAGGGATAGGTATGCGCTCCAGCTATATAGTTCTTCCATACTCATTCGTTGTCTTAATTCAGACAAGGTGTACCCTAGCTTTTCAGCGATTACGAACTGAAGAAAAAGGTAGTTATTCTCCTTCAGATGCGCTTTTTACGGCATCTGGGTCAGCCTCCTCACCCAACTCTTGCATTTTGCCCATAATGTCTAGCAATACTGCTAATGGTATTTCTCTTCGTAAAGAAGGTAGATCAGCATCACTGAATAAGCGATCACCGTTTTCATCAAGACCTTTTTTAACAATAACTTGAAGAGCGAAGTCCAAGTTTCCCTCCTCTTGGCCCTTGTTCATTGCTTTTAGTGTATTGTTTATAGCGTCTCTATCAGCAATAGTTATTGGTGTCCAATAGATCTTTAGTACAAGATTGGAACCTTTAAAAATGGAGTAACTACTCCGTTCTTCAGTACTAAAAGCTTTTTTCAGCTTATCTATGGCACGAACTTTTGACATAATAATTTGATTTATTTATGTAGTATAAGTCTATACTACTTTATTTGTAGAATTGCGTAGATTTTGTCGCAGCTACAGTAAAGCCTGACTTAGTAAACCCCTTATCAAAATCTTTCTGCATGAAAGTAGGGTGCTTTAAATAGATATTGAACCAGTTGTACTTAGCGGAAAAAGGCATTTCTACCGTTGAATTGTGCGGTATCTTGCCATGTAAATGCCCTTTATAGGTTACTGGTCTACCCGCCTCATCCCGCATTGTTGCTCCAGGTCTATTAATAGCAAAACCAGCATAAGAAATAGCGTTACCTATAAATATGGGAGTGCCTAGAGGTTTAGGAGAAAATGACTTGTACTTAGGTACACGTGGTTCTCTCTTAGGTATGCCACCAGTGCCTAGTCCTTGACCTGCCCTGCCCTTTGTAGGTTCTACTTGAGATGTTGATATTTTCCAATTTTCGCCAAAGCTTCCTGTCCACCACGGTCCAACATTTTGGAGCGTAAAGGCCACTTCAGAGGCAGATTCCGACACTGCTTTCTCTATAAGACCTTTTAAATCTGTTGGTAAGTTTTTTATATCTCTAGTTTTACCCATTTGCTGTGAACTCGCATGTAATTAGCCCTATGTAGTGCGTTTCTCTATCATCTCTTCTGACTGATGTTGGCCCTGCTATTTGAGTTACCTTTGGGTTGACACTGTGTTTATCTACATAAGTTGATTTGTTTACATTCGTGAGACCTGTTATTAAGGACTCTGAAATAGCAGATGTCCTTGAAGAACCTTGGTCAAAAGGTACATAAACTCCGCATGTTACGGATGCCCTGTAGAAAGTAATTGCATCCCCTTGAGGTTGCATTGTTGCTTGCTCAAAGTCGATACTCACCATCAAAAATTCTTGATTTGGTGCGGTGTCATTTAAAGGA